CCCTTGTGGGGCGAGTTCAATAAAGAACGGAGGTGAATGTCGTGCAGACAAGATGTGAAGACTGTAAGAAAAGATGTGTCTGCCACGCTTGCCCTCTACATAATCAATGCCGCTACACTTTGAGGTGCAAATCCTCAAAGTGTTACTGCGGAAAATATAGGAGGTTATCAGAAAATGGAACAGAACAAAATCTGTCCTCTCCTCACGACTAACACTGTCGTAGACGAGAATAACACCGTGAAAATTGGCACACAGCCTGTTTTCTGCGTAACCGAGCAGTGTTCGTGGTGGATTGAGGATAAACAGAAATGTGCAATCGCAGTTATGGGAGGTAAGAAATAATGGCATATTACATGAATAAAAACGTCCCGGCGAAGCGAGGAGATATTTTCTACATTTCCAACTCCAAGTGCTACGCCACAGACCCGAGTAATACAGAGGGAAGACCAGCAATCGTTGTCTCCTCTGATAAATTGAATGAACACGCAGATGTTGTCGAGGTGGTCTATCTCACCACCAAGGAAAAGCGTCTCATGCCTACTCATGCAGAGGTGCTGTGCAAGATTCCTTCAACCGCTCTGTGTGAGACCATCCACACGGTCAATAAGGACAGGCTGGGCGATTTCGTCCGTACCTGTACCGATAAGGAAATGGAGGGTGTCAATGCTGGAATCCTCTGCTCACTCGGTATCGCCGCTCCTGTGGTCGATGGTGAACCTGTTGACAACTCTGTAACGGTCGAGAGGAATCTTTACAAGCACCTTTACGAAGACCTTCTCAATAAGGTAATGGCGAGGTGATAAATAAATGCAAGAGCTTTTCGAGACACGCAACGGTCGTGTCATTATGGACGAGGACTTATCCTCGAAGATGTATCTGATTAAGCAGTATCACCCCGAGAAAGCAGACGAGACCAGCTCCGGGTTTGAGTGGTCTGAAATGGGTATGGCAAACCTGTTTGGCTTGCTCTATTCTCACGAAGCTCGCTACTGCCCGGAACACAAGAGCTGGTACACCTATCACGAGGGGGCATGGCGTAAGGACGAGGGAGCAATTCTCGTGTCCGAGAAGATTAAAGATTTCGTTCGTTTGATGATTCTCTACTGCGGAGAAATCGAGGACGATGATACCCGAAAGTCCTATACCGGGTTCGTCAATAAGATGGGTGACAGGCGTATGCGAGATAGAATCCTCAAGGACGCAACAGGTGAGCTTCGTATCTCTGCTGTACAGTTTGACGCAGACCCTTATCTCATTAACTGTCTCAATGGTACATACGACCTTCGAGACTTCTCCTTCCGGGAACATAACTGGGACGATTTTCTCACCATGCAGACAGCATTTAGCCACACTATCTCCAAGACGGTTAAGTGTAAACGCTGGGAGAAGTTCATTAAAGAGGTCACACAGAATGACGAGGACAAGGCAGACTTCCTTCAAAGAGCTTTGGGTTATTCCATGCTGGGTATGAGCAACGAGGAGTGTATGTTCATTCTCCACGGTAAGACCACTCGTAACGGTAAGTCTACTCTGCTCAACACCATCGAGACCATGCTCGGTGACTATGCCAAGGTTGCCCCGGTCGGTATGATTTGCCGTGGAGACCGTCAGAAAGACGCAGAAGCCGCAAGTCCTACCCTTGCCGGGTTGAAGGGCAAACGCTTCGTCACAATGTCCGAGAGCAACGAATACGGCAAACTGGACGAGGAGAAAATCAAACAGCTTACAGGTGGTGAGGAAATCTCCGCTCGTGCGCTATACCAGTCGGCAATCACATTCAAACCGCAATTTACGTTATGGCTTTCCTGTAACGACCTTCCGATGGTGACAGATAAGTCCCTGTTCGCTTCCGAGCGTATCAAGGTGGTAGAGTTCAACCGCCACTTCTCCCCGGAGGAACAGGACACCCACCTCAAGGACGAGCTGTGCGAGCAGTCCAGCATGAGCGGCATTTTCATGTGGCTGGTGCGTGGGTATATCCACTACAAGGAACGTGGACTTGCAATGAGCGGCAGTCTGAAATCGGTTGTCACCAAGTACGAGCGTGATAATGACCTCGTATTGCAGTTTCTCGAGAACCGCTGTGAGCGTGTCCCGGAGGAAAACTCACCGACCGTTATCAAGGCAAAAGACCTATACAACGCTTTCAAGATTTGGGCGAAGTCCGAGGGTGCTTATATCTTGTCGGCTCGTAAGTTCAATTCTGAAATGGAGCGTCACCCGGAATGGTTTGACAGGAAATCGACCTCGAGCGGCTATGCAACCTATTGTGGTTTGAAATTGAAGGAGGTGCTGTAATGAGCGACTTGAAGATTTTTACTGATAACATCGAGCCTACGGCTCTGAATCAGATTTATACCCTTATCAAACAACCAGCGTTCGCAGACTGCAAAGTTCGTATCATGCCCGATGTTCACGCCGGGGCTGGTTGTGTCATTGGCTTTACGGCTGATTTGGGGGATAAGGTCATTCCGAACATCGTTGGTGTTGACATTGGTTGCGGTATGCTGACCGTGGAACTGGGTAAGATTGACATTGACTTCGATTATCTCGACAAGGCTATCCGGGAGAACGTCCCAAGTGGTCGTGAAGTAAACGAGACGGCTATCTACCCTACCGAGGTAATTGAATACATTCGGTGCTATAAGGCACTCAAAGACCCGGAACGACTGGTTCGCTCCATCGGTTCTCTCGGTGGTGGAAACCACTTCATCGAGATTGATACTGATTCCGAAGGGGCAAAATACCTCGTGATTCATACTGGTAGTCGCAATTTGGGAAAACAGGTTGCCGAATACTATCAGAATCTTGCCATTGAAACCATGCAAGGTAAGGACGAACTCATTGCTATGCAAAAGAAACTGATTGCCGACTATAAGAAGCAAGGGCGTAAAGCAGAGATTCAGAAAGCGATTGCCGAGCTTCATAGAAAGTTCTCCCCGAACCCTCTCGGGATTCCGAAGGAGCTGTGCTACCTCACTGGAAAGCACCGAGAAGATTATCTCCACGACATGAAAGCGTGTCAGCATTTTGCGGCAACCAACCGATATGAAATCGCAAATCGAATCGTCAGCAGTTTGTTCGGAAGTGACATCGCCTACTGGGATTTGCCGATGTTCGAGACCGTTCACAACTACATTGAGTTTGGAACGAACATGGTTCGCAAGGGGGCTATCTCTGCGAAAGCTGGTGAAAAGCTCCTCATTCCTATCAATATGCGTGATGGTTGTATCATCGGTATCGGCAAGGGTAATGAGGATTGGAACTGTTCAGCTCCTCATGGTGCTGGTCGAGTAATGAGCCGCAGTAAGGCGAAAGAGCTGGTTTCTCTCGAGGAGTATGAAGATTCCATGAAGGGTATCTTCACCACATCTGTCAGCCGTTCCACCATTGATGAAAGTCCGATGGCTTACAAGACGATGGAGGAAATCATTGCCAATATTGCGGACACCGTAGAGGTCGTGAACATCATCAAGCCTGTGTACAATTTCAAGGCAAGCGAATAAGGAGGACATTGTTATGAATATGGTTTGCAAATGCGGCGGCAAGGAGTTCTTCACCGAGGAACACGGCAATCAGACCGGGCTTTACTGCTCTGCTTGCGGTAAATGGCAGAAATGGCTCAAGAAAGACGAGATACGACTTTTCAATCATGGTGTCAAGGTGGAGAACGCTTCTTTGCTGGAACGTCTCAAGGCTCGTATCGAGGAGAGTGCAATCAAGGTATCTACCGTCAAAGCTCCGCACACCTACATGAAAGCTGTCGGCACGAGGGAGCTTGAGAAGATTCTCGAGGAGGAGTTGGGAAATGAAGACACGAAATGACATACTTGCAGAATACGTCCGCAGTCGTTACCCCGAGATTGAGAAGACCTTCGACTTTGCCGCCTACTCTGCTGGTGTGGCTCTTAAAGAGTTCGGCAGATGTATTAAAGAAGCGTTCGGAGGTACTGATAAGGAGGTAGACGATGTTTGCGATTCAGAACATTAAGACCGGGAAGTTTTTGTATGGCACAGACTACCGATACCGCCCTCCTCACCAGCGTACCAGTAAGACGAAAATGCTCACTTACAGCTCTATCGCAGAAGCCGCACACGACTTTTGGGTTAAGAGGAAGTGCGGTAAAGATTACAGAATCGTTGTGCTGAAATCGGTTGAGGTTAAGCGAGTGATTGACTACTACGAGAGCAAAAACTTCATTTAACACAAAACGGATAAGTATTTATCAAAAACGACATTTGCCAAACTATCTGAAAAGGATTGAAAAACAATCTTTTCATAAGAACGAGTTATTCTTCTTATTACAGTAGTTAAAGTAGCTGTTCTCAAGGTATTGCGTGTAACTTCCTCTATATAGAAAAATCCCTATATATAGAAGTTATACGCAAAAACCGATTTTCAACTACTTCTACTACTGCAATAAGAATAAGAAGAAAGGAGACCGAAATGGATATAGATAAACTGTTAGCAGACAGTTCCGGGGAGACTGTTGCGACTAAGGAGACTGTTTCCAGCGAGGAGACTGCAATCAGCCCTCGTACCGGGAAACCGATTCAGAAGAAATATGCACCGAAGAAGAAAGGTAAGCCCCGAGGAGGTAATAACTGGTTGAAGCCGGAAAACATCGCTCCGGGGCTTGAAGCTGGTGATAACACGAAGTTCCTCTCTGTCAATATGGCATTGATGAATATGCCGGACATTGACATGGAGAATCCGTTGGAGGTGCAACAGCGACTTTCCGATTATTTTGCTCTGTATGCACAGTATGACATGAAGCCTACGGTTGTGGGTATGGCTATTGCACTGAACGGACACAACAGACAGTGGCTTTATGCGATTACACATGACGCTCCTACTGGTGGGGCTGGGTATAAGACTGCGTTGCCGCCGGAGGTAGCGGGCGTAATAAAAAAGGCATACTTTTTGCTCGAAAATTTGTGGGAAAACTATATGCAAAGTGGCAAGGTCAACCCGGTAGCTGGTATTTTCCTCGGCAAGAACAACTATGGCTACCAAGACAAGACCGAGTACGTCCTCACACCGAACCAGCAAAACGACAACGACTATTCCGCTGATGAAATCAGAGAACGCTACATTGCAAGCGACCAGCAGAAGCGACTTTCAGCAAGCAACTCTGACGAGGACACGAGCGACTAAGCGACTTTCGCCCACGCTCCAACTTTCCGACTATCAGCCGAGCGACTATCGACTATCAACTTTCGACTATGAAACTGCTCCGGGATTTCCCGGGGCTTTTTCTATGCAAAAATTCACGGAAATTTTCAGAAAATCAGCCGGACACGGCACTCGTCTCTTTACCTCTTTAATGTATTAAAGCAAAATGCACCCCGGGCGACGTGGGTGAACGTGTCCGGCGGCGTTCCTTCCATATAATGCGAATTTTGCGCCCGGTGCAATTCGTAAATATAGAATTTAGGCGTTGACAATTCGTATAATAAGAATTAGAATAACAATAACAACACAAACAAGATAAACCGCCAACACGAAAAAGATAAATTTTTATCTGAAAAGTATTGACAAACAATCTTGAAAGTGTTATTGTATAGTCACAACAAGACAAGAAACAACACAAACGAGATAAACGGAGGTAAATAAAATGAGAGATTATAGAAAGTTTGAGTATACCAACGAAAATTATTTGATTTTCCGCACTATTGAAACATTCAGTAGAACGGCAAGCGGCAAAGGCTGGAAAAATCGTCCCGATGAAGTGGAAAATAAAATTGTACCGCCTAAATATTATGAAAATTATGTAACGGCTATTCCATTCTTTAACAATTTCGGAGACGGTGCAAGTTGTCGGGCGGCGTTCAGCTATAACGCCCCGGGATATTTACCAACACGCATTACAACGGTTTCACCGTTCAGAGAAACGAAAAAAGTTGCTTGTTTTTGGTTTTTCAAGAAAGAAACATTGTTGTTAAATGCCGGATACCGGGAAAAATCCATTGTAGAAAATGCAAAACGTTTCCGGGTTGAATATGTAGACGGTGCAAAAATGATTTATTTTTATACCGATGAAGACGGAGACACGGCAAGCGGCATTTTTGACACACGCCGGAATATTTGGAGGGGGTAAACATTATGAGAAAATACAGCTTTACGAACAACGGCAAAACGTGGGAACGTATCACGAAAAAGCAAGCCCGGGCGGCTTATAACAACGGTTTAACCGTTCTGTTTTGCCCGGTGAATATGCGCCCCTTTACGCCGTGGCATTTAGAAATTGACGTAAACAAGAATTTTGAAGGTTATAACGGCGTTTCTTTTGAAAATGCCGTGAACGCTTTTGAAAATTATAATTGCACCGACAACGAAACCGGGCGTTATACGGCGTTTTATATCCCGGTTGTAACGGTTGATAGATTCACCGAGGAAACGCCCACGGCGGCAACAATGGGAACATTGAAACAATATGATTATAGCGTTTTGGAGGGTTGAAGCTATGAAAAAGTTTGAAAGTTTATGTAATGAGTACCGGGAAAACAAACGTTTAATTGAAGAATTGCAAGCAATGAACGATTCTATAAAATTAGATATTCTTGCAATCATGGGAAACGATGAAATGCACGTCGAAGGGGCGGCAAAAGCCACTAATAAAACGGTTGTTTCGAGCCGTTTTGATTCAAGCGGATTCAAGAAAGAATACCCGGATTTGTTCACCGAATACAGCCGAGAAACAAGTTATAAACGTTTTTGTGTACTGTAAAGGGGGTTTTATTATGACGCATTATAAATTTGTTTCGTGGGACGTTCCCGCATTTGAAACGATTTTAACCGGGCGTATTCCGGCGGCGTTGCTTGCCGCTGATAATGGAAATTTACAGCCGTTGAAAGATTTACACATTGCAACACAAACCCCGGTTTATAAATGTTCCGGTTGGTGTATTCCTTTTGCGGAATATATGCGCCGCTTTTGGGTAAAAACAAAATATTACGGCATTATTGAAATGTACGCATTGAATAAAACAGATATTAGAAAAGAGTTGAAAAGCAATGTAATTGAAATTATGGAGGTTAAAAAGAATTGATAATATTATGTATTTTGATTTTTCCGTTCGTTGTGTTAGCTGATTTATTAAAAATGAATAAATGATTTTACAGTCCCGGTTATATGCCGGGGCTGTTTTGTGCGTGTACCGCCGCCCGGTAAACGTAAAACATAATCAAGAATAGCCGCCCGGGGTGAACGTGGCAAGCCTTGAACGCTTGTGAACGTGTCCCGGGCTTGTGTTGTTCGTGGGCGTGGGTGCATTGTGTCCGGCGTTCACCGTGTCCGGCGGCGTGGGTTGTTCGGTTGTTTGTGTCGTTGTGCCCGGCTTGCGTTGTGGGGCGTTCTGTGGGCGTTTTCCGGGGCTTTTGTTCGTGGGTGTATGTTTATATAGGTTTGGGGTTTTCCGGGCTTGTGGCGGCGTTTCCGGGGCTTGTGGGTGTACCCCGGTGGGGGATTGACAAGGGGCGAAACCGGGCGAGGGAGTACGCCGAATATTCTCAAAAAATAAAAAGACCATATAAAAGATAATTTCTTATCCTATCAGTGTTGACAATCCTACTCTACCGTGCTATACTCGTATCACAAACAACATATAGGAGGTCAAAACATGGTTAAGAATAACATTGAAGTTGATGTAAAGGTGAAGCTCCTCGAAGCTGGGAAGACACAACAGCAGTTGGGTGAAGAAATCGGCACTACTGGACAGTACATCAACCGAGTTCTCAAGAAGAATGGTGGAATCGTGAACGATACCTTCGTGAAAATGATGGACGCTCTCGGTTATAACATCGTTCTCACCTACGAAAAGAAGGATTGAAGTAGTTAAAGTAGCTGAAAACAGCATTTTGCGTGTAACTTCCTCTATATACGCGCGTACTAAGCAAAAGTTACCGCAATTTTTGATTTTCTACTACTTTTACTACTTGAGGAGGTGAATATCTCGTGAAAGCGATTGGTTATATCCGTGTATCTACGGAGGAACAGTCTGCGGACGATAAATACGGTATCGAGGTACAGAAACAGGCGATTTTTGATTACGCCAACAGGAATGATTTTGAAATCGTATGCTGGCTGACCGATACAATCAGCGGTGCGAAGGACAATCGCCCGGAACTGGACAAGATTCTCTACAATGCAGACCAGCTCCCGGCACATGAAGCCGTGATTGTGTTCAAGAATGACCGTGTTGCTCGTGACACAAAATTGTATTTCTATTACTTCTACACGCTCGAGAAGCGGAATGTGAAGCTGTTGTCTACCGAGGAACATTTCTCGGAAGGTGATGATTTCGCCAACATCTACCGCTCTCTGCTGATGTTCGTTGCGGAACAGGAACGAAAGAATATTGCTCTGCGTACCGGGCGTGGGCGGTCTCTCAAGGCACAGTGCGGTGGGTACTCCGGCGGCAACAAGCCGTATGGTTATTACTGCGTAGACGGTATGCTCATGCAAAACCCGGAAGAACGCCCTATCGTGGAGACGATATTCCGAGAGCATGACGAGAATCACACCTCTTTGCTGGACATTTGCGAGATTCTGTACGATGGTGGGTATCGAACCCGAAAAGGCAAGAGGTTTCAGCCGTCCACCATTCGAGGAATCCTATCTAACCGCCCCTTCTATGAAGGCAAGTACAAATATGGAGACATGGGCTGGGTACAGGGCGTACACTCCCCGATTCTCCCATTGGAGGTGTAGAAATGAAGAAAATACTATCTATTATGCTTGCCGGAGTGCTTATGCTGGCGGTCTCCGGGTGTGGAGCTGAACCACAACACAAGGTCTCGTATGTCAGCGGAGAAAAGCTCACTGTTCTCGAGCAGTACGATTGTGTGGCTGTCTATACGCAGTACACCAACGACAGCTCCGAAACTGCTGTCCCAGCTGATGAAGTGTCGGTCAAAGCATTTCAGAACGGTGTCGAATTGTCACCGCTTGTCCCGACAGGTGACAGAACCAACGGTTATGTGCAGTGCGATTCCAGCGTACAGAGCGGCACGACCGCTGATGTGGTGTGGCTATTCGAGCTTGACGATGATTCTACCGTATCGGTGGAGCTGTCCGGCGGCGAGAAGGTCGAAATCCCATTGACAGAGGAATGAGCCTATGTGGGTGCTGGCAATATTGATATTTCCTTTTGCGGTACTCTATGAGATTGTGAAGATGAATGAACGGTCTCACCACCGAGGGAAACGAAAACGAAGAAAAAGATTTTAATGACGAGGGTGCGTTATCGCACAGAGATTTAATTCTCTGAACGGTGACGCACTCTCTTTTTGTTTGGAGGTATTTATGAAAGAGTTACTTGAAAAAATTCTCGGGCAAATCAAAAAGACACCCTCCGTGGTAAGAGCCTATGAGGATTTATACCATATCTGTCTCGAGACACAGAAGACAGACATTCCCCTATCCGTGGAGTATCTGAAAAAGCTGTCAGACATTATCGAGAATCGGATTCCGCAGTCTGAAACAGACAAGGAGCTTCGCTCCCTGTTCATGCTTCACAAGAAGGTTCTGCTTGCCGCCGCTCCGTTTGATTTTGAAAGCTATCTGCTCTATGTCGAATGGGAACGTGAGCCGGACAAGAAGTTCTATGTCCCTCGCCGTGAGGTCATGCACCCTGTCGTACAGGCAATGCAAGATTTGATTGACGATAGGCTGGACTTACTTACGATTTCCATGCCGCCCGGTACTGGTAAGTCCACTCTCGGTATCTTCTTCCTGTCGTGGGTCATGGGTCGATTCCCGGATTCACAGTCCCTTGCTTCTGCTCACTCGGGTATGCTGACACGCTCCTTCTATGACGGTGTGTATCAGATTATCACCGACAGCGAATACCTGTGGGCTGATGTGTTCCCGGGAGTAAAGATGGCGGCAACGAACTCCAAGGAGGAAACCATTGACCTTCACAAGAAGCACCGATTCTCTACACTCACCTGTCGAGCAATCAATGCTTCACTGACTGGTGCTACCCGATGTGACAAAATCCTCTACGCCGATGACTTGTGTTCCGGCATTGAGGAAGCTATGAGCAAGGAGCGATTGGATAAGCTATGGAGTGCCTACACCAATGAC